TTAATTTTGAATTGGATTTGGGGCCTTGAGAAACTGCTCAGATAATTCGCTGGCTATTGTGTTTTTCTCCTCAAACAGATGGGTGTAAATGTTCATGGTGGTTGAAAGCTGTGAGTGGCCTAGGCGCTTGCTGATCAGCATCTTATCTGCATTCATGTAGGCAAGCATCGCGGTGTGGGTATGCCTTAGGCCATGGAGACTGATGTGCTTTAAGCCTTGTTCTTTTAAGAACCGAGAGAACCACCGATGAAGCAGTTCTGGATACATGGGCTGGCCCACAGGGCCCTTTAGGAGTGCATCACTATTTAGCCACTCGCCCCCAAGAATCTTCTGGTATCCTTCTTGCTGTTCCTTCAGCTGTAGCATCAGGTTGATCACTTCGGATGGGACCGTAACCCGGCGGGTGGAGTTATAGGTTTTTGGTACATCCTCATAGATCTTGTATTTTTGTCTTTCTATCTGTCTGGTCCTTTGAATCGTCAGTTCTCCGGTCATCATGTTTACATCCGACCAGTTTAGACCAAAGAGCTCGCTCTTTCGAATTCCGGAGAAGAGCAGAAGATAAATTGCAGTTTTGTAGGAAATCTTTTCTTTCGGTACATTTTCCAGGGCCTTTAATAATGCAGCCACATCTTCTTTGTTGAAGTATGTGGCCTCTTTTTTTTGGGCACGCGGCAGGATGATGTCGCGGCAGGGATTATTGTCAGTCAGGTCCATTTGGTTAGCCCAGTTGAACATGTTTCGTAGCAGGGAATAGGCATTCATTACAGTCTTGGCTGAATGGTTGGTTCGGTAGTCATTGACCCACGACTGAATATGTATTTTCTTCATCGATGCCACCTTTGCCTTGCCGAATGTCGGCCGGATAGTTCGCTGGATAATTCCCCTGACACTGTTCAGAGTGGATACTTTCATGGTGGGCTCAGCGTACTGCTCCAGGAACAGACCGATGAGTTCGTTCATTTTGAGATTAGAGGCCCTTCGGATCTTTCCCTCAGTACACTCTACACTGAATTTCTCTAGCTGCTTCTTTGCATCCCTGGCATTAGCCGCGGTGATGGTCTTGAAATACCTGATCCGATCACCCTTATAATCTCTACGGTCAAACACTTCCAGATAGTATGTGTCTTTCCCTTTTCCTTTTCGTATACTGCCGGGCATTCCAATCACCTCCTTTCGTACTAAGTATCATTCACATTGCTCTATGGGCAGGTTTACTCTAAGATGCTGATTATCAATATGTAAGATTTCATGAGCTAATGCAGCCATCTGCTGCTCGTAGTTCAGATCCTTGTTGATATACACGTTGTAATCCCCATTCGCATCCAGAACTACATATCCTTTTATTTTTCCAGACATATCCGCAAGTCTTACAAAAACATTGTCCATTGATTCACCACCTTTGCGAAGTAACACTATTGTATAAAATGCTACTTACGATAGGTAGCACACTAATCGTCAAATCCGTCAAATCCGCTGTCTTTTTTCATGCGTTTTATCATCTCAGCTACCAGCTCTAAATCTTCTTTGGGCACGCCTTTTGCTGCTGAAAACAGAGTTCTCATACCCGGGGTGTTTTTGAGTTCGTCCAAGTAATCCAGTGTCTCCTGATCTAGGCTACCCACGTAAGAACTACGGCCTGGCCTTTCTATGAAGTCATCAAGAGTACAGTCCAAAACCGCTGCCAGTGCTCTCATGGTTTCCAGTCCCGGATTCGGAGTGTCCCCATAAAGGATTTTATTTAAGGTCCCTAGTGGCACCCCGGATTGCTCTGCCAATTCCTTGTTTCCGATACCTCTATCGTTCATGATCTCTTTTAATTTAAGTGCTGACATCTGTTTGCACCTCCCTGTAAACAAGATAATACTCCTAATTAGGAATTAATGCAACTATAAAAGTTTCAAAAAAGGAATTATTAGCTATTGACAAGTTCCTAATGAGGGTGTATTGTTTGCCCAAGAGTTCCAGATAAGGAACGATTGAAGAGATGAAAGGAGAATACAAATGGGCTATAGCGCAAATATTAATGCAGAAATGGCACGCCGCAGGATTAGGAAGCAAGATGTTGCTGCAGCACTGGGAATCAATATGCGGACGCTTCGGAACAAACTCTGCGGGAAAACAGACTTTACTTTTTCAGAAGTCCAGGCTGTGAGGGATACTTTTTTCCCGGAGCTATCCCTGGAATATCTGTTTGAAAGAATTGACGATTGAGAATCGACGAGGGAGGTGTGAGAGGTGTTACTGACAGCGAAGCAGCTTGCTGAAGAGCTTAATGTGAATACCCAAGTTGTCTGGCGCAACGCCAGAGAAGGGAAATTCCCTCACTATAGGATGGGAAGCACGATGCGCTTTGATCTTTCGGAAGTCTTAAAAACCATGAGGAAAAACGAGGATGAAAGGGCAAGCAGGAAGGAAGAAATAAAATGACAATGGATGAAAAATTCATGCTCTGTGAGGAGAAGAAAGAAGACTTTGAGGGTTTTGCAGGAATCATGAGGCAGCAGACGGAGGTAGGAAAGAAACTGAAATCCGCAAGCTACCAATACGAAATCAGAAACCGATTGGATGACCCCACAAAATACTTCGCAAACGAATGGCTGGAAATCGAAGCAGGGGGATACCGTTATAAGATCAATGCTGCATATAACTCGGCTCTTGCAAATGAGCAGCAGCTCTTGGCGGTCCTGTTTTGCCCGGAGGAAATCCAGGGGCTCATGGAAGTGACCACGTGCTAGCAGGACAAAAAAATAAAATCGCCCCTTTGGGACGAATAACTTAATAAATATTATATATCAAATATACCAAAAAGTAAATAGGTACAAAGAAAAAAGGAGAAACAACATGGCGACACTCTATGAAATCAATGAGGCAATCCTGTCCTGCATCGACCTGGAATCTGGGGAGATCTTGGATGAGGAAGCGTTGGAGGCTCTGCAGATTAAGCGGGAAGAGAAACTGGAAAACGTCGGTCTTTGGATCAAGAATCTGGCTTCGGAGACGTCGGCGCTGGCGGCGGAGATTAAAACCCTGACAGAGAGAAAAAGGGTCAAAGAAAACAAGGTGGAATCTTTGATGGGGTATCTCGGATCAGCCCTTCATGGGGAACGGTTTGAAACACCAAGAATCTTAGTCTCCTGGCGAAAAAGCGAAAGTGTGAATATTGCTGATGGTGCGGCGCTGCCAGAAGAATACCTTGTTTGTGCTGAGCCCAGAGCAGATAAGACGCTTATGAAAAAGGACCTCAAGGCGGGAGTTTTAATTCCCGGAGCAGAACTGGTTACCAAGAACAATATTCAAATCAAGTAGGAGGAGCAACATGGGAATTGCGGTTATGGTCATGGGGGAGAGTGGATCTGGAAAATCCGCCTCCATGAGGAATTTCAAAAATGGGGAAGTCGGGGTCATCAATGTCTCCGGGAAACCAATGCCCTTTAAGTCAGATCTGAAAACATTCAGAAGCGATGATTACATGCAAATTGAGCAAGTGCTTCGGAAGGCAACATCAAAATCGATTGTCATTGATGACGGGCAATATTTGCTTTCCTATGAATTCATGAGAAGGTCCGATGAGACCGGGTTTCAAAAATTCACAGATATCGGAAAGAACTTCTGGGCTTTGGTTCAGCTGGTCATCAGGGAACTCCCGGAAGATGCCATCGTCTATTTCCTATTCCACACTGAGAGGGACCTGGATGGGAACGAAAAGGCAAAGACCATCGGAAAACTCTTGGACGAGAAGATTACGGTTGAAGGGATGTTCACAATTGTCCTTAAGACCAAGGTCACAGACGGTCAATATAAATTCCGGACCCAAACCAATGGGAAAGATACAGTGAAAAGCCCCATCGGCATGTTTGAAGATGTGGAAATAGAAAACGATCTTAAATTTGTCGATGAAAAAATAAGGGAATATTACCAAATTACAAACAACATGAAAGGAGAAACGAAATGAGAGAACCAAAAGGCTACAAGGAGGCAAAGCCCTACACAGACCAGGAGAGGCTGCCGGCAGGGGGTTACCCCATTTTAATCAAGGCGGCAAAGGTGGAAAGCATGGATTGGGGGGACGTCCTGATCATTCAGTTTGACATTTCAGAAGGAGAACATAAGGAGTTTTTCAAGGAGAGCTACCTTGCACAGACCCAGGAAGATCGGAAGTGGAAGGGAAACCTCCGGGTAAACCTTCCCAAGGAGGATGGCACTGAGCAGGACAACTGGACCCTTCGAAGCCTCAAAACAAATATGCTGGCCCTGGAAGACAGCAACAGCGGCTACCGTTGGGACTGGGATGAAAACTCCCTCAAAGGCCTGGTATGCGGCGCACTCTTTCGGGACAAGGAGTACGAGTTTGAAGGCAAGAGCGGATTTTTCACGGAGTGTTTTAAATTCATGGATCTTGAAAAAGTCCGCAGTGGTAACTTCAAAATGCCGGAACCAAAGATGCTGCAGCGAAAAGCGGAGACCTATCCGGAGTACGGCCCAGTTAGGGATGAAGACATCCCTTTCCTTTAGGTGGCGGCCATGGAGTACGCACCTCTTGAAGTAAACCAAATGCTGGATTCCATGATCATTTTGGTAGACACAAGGGAGCATCCGGGCCGGGAGTTTGAGAAACGTTCAGAGGGGTTTTGCTGCCCCTTTGAGCGCGACAAACTCGACTTCGGGGATTATTCCTGCGCTTTTACCAATCTGTCCGGTGTTACAGAGAAAATGGACCACATGGTAGCGATAGAGCGAAAGATGGACGCCAATGAGCTGGGGCTATGCTTTGGCAGGGAGAGAGGGCGGTTTGTCCGGGAGTTTGAGCGGGCCAAGGAAGCCGGTGCCAGATTGTACCTTGTAGTGGAAGATGAATCCTGGGAAAAAATCTATGCCGGCCGGTACGGAAGCGGAGAGAAGTTTCGCTGCAAACTAAGCCCAAAGGCCATGACCTCATCCCTTCATGCATGGTCTTCAAGATACAACCTTCAGCTTCGGTTGTGCAAAAAAGAGACAACCGGAAAACTGATCAAAGACATTTTATATTACGAGTTAAAAGAATATCTGGAGAGCGGAAAGCACGAACCTGTAAAGGAGACTTGAATATGTCAGAGGGCAATGGGTTTATTAAAATGTATCGCGCTATGCTAAATAACCCGGTTACCTGCAAAGACGCTGACCATCTTGCCATATGGACCTATCTCTTGCTTGAAGCGACCCACAAGGAGCGAAGCAAATTGTTTAATGGGGAGAAAGTGACATTAGAGCCTGGGCAGCTTATTACCGGGCGAAAAATCATTGCAGAGAAATTGAGCATTTCAGAGAGCAAAGCAAGAAGAGTGCTGGATGCGTTCGAAAATGACCGGCAAATTGACCGGCAAAGAGGCGCCAAAGGTTCACTGATTACAATCGTTAACTGGTCTAAGTACCAATATGATGACCGGCAAAACAGCCAGCAAGTGACCGGCAACCGACCGGCAAGTGACCGGCAAGTGACCACATTACAAGAATGTAAAGAAAGAAAGAATGTAAAGAATGAAAAGAATATATATGCCGAGCTGCCGCCGGCTTTGGTATCTGCCCTTTTGGATTTCGAAGAGATGAGAAAGAAAAAGCGAAACCCCATGACAGAGAGGGCAAGGGAGCTGCTGCTTAAAAAGCTCAATACCCTTACTGGAGGAAACACTGAAGAATGCATTGCACTACTTGAGGAATCCACGGAAAAAGGCTGGGCAAGTGTTTACCCCAAAAAACAGGAGAAAGGAGAGGACCGATCATTTATCGGGATACTAAGCGAATATGAAGATGAGTGAAACGGAAAAAGTCTTGGAGCTATTGCGTGCCGGATATCCAAACACCTTTGCTTTTATGACCAAAGACGAATTGAAAAAAGTGGCGCTTTTATACTTTGACCTATTTCATCAATACGATGTGAATGCCATTCTGTCAGCGCTAAAGCAATACATGCTGGAGATAGAAAAAAATCCCACGCCGGCTGGTCTGAAACGAAATCTTGATGTGGTAATGCGAAACCAACGGATGAATAAAGGACTTGCTCCGCAGCTTCCTGATCATGAACCGGATTACCTGAGTGAAGAAGAGCGGCAGATGAAAATTGAGGAACTAAGGCAAAAGCTGAGAGACATGTTATGACGGGGAGTGACAGAAAGCTATGGGAAGAGTAAGCGCCATACCGGAAGAAATCTGGCGGGAGTGCATTTTAATCATAAGGGATTATGACAGAGCCAGGGAGGAGTACGAGAGCCTGATATGTGGGAATCAATCTGCTCTTACTGGAATGCCCCGGGCGAATAGCCCGGGAAACCCAACGGAGCGGGCGGCCGTTCAGCGTGCCTTAATGTCCATGAAACTCAATGCAGTGGATGAGGCCTTTGGCAGGGTGCCGGAAGAATACCGGCAAGCAATCAGGGACAACATCGTTAAGCGCACGCCCTATCCGGACTACGCTCACCGGGTCACCTTCGTCCGGTGGAAAGCGAAGATAATCAGGCACTTGGCGGAAAAACTGCTTTTAATCTGACACCTAAAAAAACTCTCCAAAAACAAAGATGCATCATAATTCCAAAAATAATGTGTTATTATGATAGCATAGGAAACTATTAAAGAGATAGAGAAACCCGAACAGACCGTCAGAAATGGCGGTTTTTTCGTTGAGGAAAACCCATGAAAAAGAAACCAAAAAGATGCTGCAAATGCGGAAAGGATGTCAGGATTATCATCACAAGAGGCGAAGGTAGCAAAGGATATTGCGCTGCCTGTGGGAGAAAGGCCCTGAGGGAAGTCCATGGCTGATATATATAAAAGCACCAGGTGGAGAAAGAAACGTGCGGCAATCCTGGCCCGGGATAACTACCGGTGCGTCGAGTGCAAGAAATATGGACGAATCACAGAGGCCACCATCGTCCATCATATCAAGCCGGTTGAAGAATATCCGGAGCTTGGCTATATCAGCAGCAATCTTGAGAGTCTTTGCGCTGCCTGCCATGCCAAGGCTCATCCTGAGAAGGGAACGAAGAGCTTGAGATGCCAAAGGGTTATGAAACGAGGACAATAAAAAAACAAGACCCCCCAATCATCCCGACCAATTTACATAAGCAAAATGTGGGTTTTCAAGTTAGGGGGCGCCTTATCTGATGCAAATATATCACAGCCGTTTAAAGCTGTCAAATAAAAAACACCATCTCAGTGATTCCTGACCTCCAATTGGTCAACAATGTGGATGATGTCGGAACCGCATACTGGGAGAGGAGCCATAGGCTCCAATTGCCCATAATTGGTTCAAATATAATTGTACAGCATTTACGAAAAAATATCAAGATAAACGGATAGAAAAATCATACCCCCCCTATAAAACGTTGGAATTTCAACGAAAAATGACTGGCGGGGGTTTGCTCTTCCGACTACGCGGCATTTTTAGAAAAAGGGGGAAATACCATGAAGGTTGAAAATACAGCCATTTCCAAGCTAAAACCATACGAAAACAACCCAAGAATCAATGAAAAAGCGGTGGAGAAAGTAGCGGCCAGCCTTGCGGAATTTGGCTTTCAGCAGCCCATTGTCGCAGATAAGGACGGCGTTATTATCGTAGGCCATACCAGACTCAAAGCTGCAGAAAAGCTAGGCCTGAAGGAAGTGCCTGTGCTTTTTGCAGCAGATCTGAGTGAAGAACAGGTAAAGGCTTACCGGCTTGCAGATAACAAGACCGCCGAGTTTGCAGAGTGGGATATGGATCTTTTAGCAGTCGAGCTTGCGGGTCTTGAGGCATTTGACTTTGATATGCTCCCTTTTGGATTTGAGAGGATGGGGGAGATTACCGAAGATGACTTTGATGCAGACGAGGCCATTGCTGAAATTGAAGGAGACGGGTATGAGCCCTTTACGAAGCTCGGACAGACTTGGAAGCTTGGAAATCATAAGCTCCTTTGCGGAGACAGCACCAAGCGGGAAGATGTGGAGAAACTGATGGGGGGAGAGCTGGCCTGCATGGTCTTTACCGATCCGCCCTGGAATGTGAATTACGGCGCGGTGGAAGAAAAGAATGCCCAAGGGTATAAGCCCAGGACAATCATGAATGACTCTATGGACACGGAGGATTTCAGGGAGTTTATGGAGCAGGCTTTCTCCTGCATGAGCAAGGCGTCTGAGCCTGGGGCTATGACCTATGTAGTGATGTCGGCCCAGGAATGGGGGAACGTCATGCTTGCCTTATCGGATAATGATTACCACTGGTCTTCAACGATCATCTGGAATAAGGACCGGCTGGTATTATCCCGGAAAGACTATCATACCAAGTACGAACCCATTTGGTACGGCTGGAAAGATGGGGCGCCAAGAAACTTCCCTCTGCAGGATCGTAAGCAAAGCGATGTCTGGGATTTTGATCGGCCGTCAAAGAGCGATGAGCATCCCACCATGAAACCTATTGAGCTTGTGGCCCGTGCGATCAAAAACAGCTCTGGGCCTGGGAGCAATATCTTAGACCTTTTTGGCGGATCCGGGACCACCCTAATTGCTGCGGAGAAGACCGGAAGAAGATGCTTTATGATGGAACTTGATCCAAAATACTGCGACGTCATCATTCGAAGGTGGGAAGAACTCACCGGGGAAAAGGCGGAGCTAGTGGACTGAATTCTCTTGACTTTTTAAGGCTTTAGAGGGTACATGGTAGTACGAAAAGCAGAAGGAGAAAACCGCATGATTACATCAACTGCCCTAGAGGGCCTAAGGAAACGATATCCAGCGGGAACGCGAGTAGAGCTCCTGTCCATGAATGACCCGTACACGGCGCTGCTCTCGGGAGATCAGGGAACAGTCACCGGCATCGACGATACCGGAACCATCTTTGTTTCCTGGGAAAAAGGATCCTCCCTTGGCCTTGTTTATGGGATTGACCACTACAGAAAGGTGGAAGAAAAATGATGAAAAACGCTGCCTTTATAAGAAAGCCCGGCCATATCGAAGAACTCATCCGCTGGGATAAAGCCGCAAAACAAAGAAGCTGGTTTGTGATTGAAAAAACCATTGAACTTGGCAGGGCTGAATTTGAAAGCTTTGCGGGTGACCTCTTTGCCGATCAGGATTTCATCAAGGAAAATATGGAGTTGATGCGGGTGGATAAAAGCGGCATCCGCCACTGCATCCTTGTGAAGGAGCAGGGGAGGGGAAGCGGCATTCTGATTGAAAGCGAAGGCTACGAATACGCTAGATACGCGGCTTATCTGGAAGACTAAAAAATAGAAAACCAATAAGGACTGTAACAGGTCCTTTTTTCGTTGCAAGGAAAGGAGGGGCGGCGGGTGGATAAAGAGGCAGCAGGTTACAAAAAAGAAATCATAAAGAAAATGAAAAATGTCGGGACTTACAACATCAGCTTTATCTACACCATCGACACCCTTGCCAAGGTCCTTGCAGACTACGAAAAGACAACGGGGCAGTTTCAAGCAACCGGAGGGAACATCATCGTAAGGCACACCAACAAAAACGGCTCCACCAACGCAGTGAAAAACCCCCTGTACCTGGCAATCGAAAAACTAAGAGACGACATTATCACTTACTCAAGAGAGCTGGGCCTTACCCCTGCAGGCCTAAAACGAATCAACCAAGAGGGAAATGCGCAGCCGGCCAAACTATCCAAACTGGATGAAGTCATGGAGGCTATTCGTCGTGAGTAGGAGCATACACTTTGATGAAGTGATGGGCTACGCTGCGGGAGTTATCTCAGGGGATATCATCGCCAACGAAGATAGGGTGCTTTCCTGCCAGCGCTTTCTTTCTGATCTTGAAAACGACAAGTGGGACTTTCGGCCAAGTGACGCGGAGTTTGTTGTACGGATCATTGAAAAAACCTTTGTGCATATCAAAGGGCCGGCCAGGGGAAAGCCGTTTCTGCTTGAGCCCTGGGAGAAATTCGTCTGCTATAACATCGCGGGCTTTTATTTGAAAGACACTAACGAGAGGCGCTTTAAAGAGGCCTTTATTTTTATTCCCAGGAAAAACAGCAAGACCCTGTTCGCTTCCGCCCTTGCCTGGGCGCTGTCGCTGCTTGACCGGAAGTACTACTCGGTCCTATATATCATAGCGACGAAGCTTGATAGGGCACTTGAGGCTTTTGAAAATATTCGGGAAAACATCGAGTACATGGGGGAGCGGAGTAACTTCAAGGTCCTGGATAATAACTCGGAGCACAGCATCAGCAGGGTCTTTTATGGCAGCAAAGGGGAAAAGACCGGCGCCATGAAAATCCAGGCACTGGCAAGCGATTCTAAACGGGCTGACGGCTTAAACGCCAACATTGTCATCCTGGATGAAATGCACGCATACAAAAGCGCCAATGAATACTTTGTATATAAGCAGGCGATGAAGGCGTATATCAATAAGCTCCTGATTGGAATCACCACAGCAGGCGAGAACATGAGCAGTTTCTGCTACCAGAGGCTCATTTATTGTCAAAGCGTCCTTCGGGGTACGGTTGCGGACGATCAGTATTTCATCTTTATCTGCATGGCGGACCATCCGGAAGATTACACAAACCCCATAGAGCACGAAAAGGCAAATCCCAATTACCGGGTCACGATCCGGCCCCAGGACATTATGGACGAGGCCCTGCAGGCTCAAAACGATCCCAGCGGCCGAAGCGAGTTTTTGAATAAGTCCTTAAATGTCTACACCAACGTCTTAGGCACCTACTTTGATATTTTTGAAGTCCAGGCATCAGATGATTCATATAGCTGGACCCTAGAGGAGCTGGCGAAACTGCCAATCAAATGGTACGGGGGCGCGGATTTATCCAGGCTTCATGACCTTTCCGGCACCGCCCTTCACGGAAGGTATAACGGTGTGGATATCGCCATCACCCACGGCTTTATCCCGGTTGTCATGGCGCAGCTTAAGGCGACGGAAGATAATATTCCATTCTTCTGGTGGCAAGAGCAGGGGTGGCTGACCCTTTGTAACAGTGAGGTCATCGACTATGACGACGTGGTCAAGTGGTTTCAGAGCATGCGGGAGATGGGCTTTCGGATTCGGTGGGTCGGCTATGACAGGCGTTATTCCAGAGAGTTTATCGCGAAAATGAAAAGCAGCGGCTTTAAGGTGAGGGACCAGTCCCAGCGGTATGTGGAAAAGACAGAGCCCTTCCGGGAGATTGAAAAACAGATCAAGCAAAAGAAGTTTTACCACCTCCACAACAAAGCCTACGAATACTGCATCGGAAATGTCATGGCAATAGAAGACAGCGACGATTTTGTGAAATTCCAAAAGGTGCAAAAGACCCAGAGAATTGACCTGTTTGACGCTGATGTGGTCGCCACAAAGCAGATGATGATTGACATGGAAAAAACCCAAAAGTCCAAAGAGTGGTTTGACGAGGAGTGATTACATGAAAAAAAGACCAAATAACAGTAGGGCCAAGCCCAGCCAAAAAAGAGAAACGATTTCATCATGGATTACCACCTCTGACGCCTACGAGACCCTTTGTGTAAACGGCTATACCCGGCTTTCGGATAATCCGGAAGTGCAGATGGCGGTAGGCAAAATAGCGGACCTGGTATCTTCCATGACGATTCACCTGATGAAAAATACGGCCAATGGGGATATCCGGATCCAAAATGAACTCTCAAAGAAGATAGACATTTCGCCTAATTTAGATATGACCCGTAAGACCTTTATCTATGGCATTGTAAAGACCTTACTCCTTGAGGGAAACTGCGTAGTTTATCCCAAAACAGACAAGGGTCTGATTGAGAGCCTGGTGCCAATGAAACCCTCCCGGGTGAGCTTTTTGGAAAGGGGAGATTCGTACCGGATTCGCTACGGGAGCGACACCTTTGATCCTATGAACCTTCTTCACTTTGTCATGAACCCTGATCCGGAGAGGGCATGGCTGGGCCAGGGAAACAGAGTCGTGTTAAAGGACATTGTCCAAAACCTGAAGCAGGCGGCTGCGACCAAAAAGGGATTCATGGAGTCCAAGTGGAAGCCATCTGTGATTGTCCGGGTAGATGCCCTGGCTGATGAGTTTTCCGGAAAAACGGGCCGATCAAAGTTTTTGGAAGAGTACATCGCCTCCCAGGAGGCAGGGGAGCCCTGGGTCATTCCTGCAGAGCTACTCGATGTCCAGACGGTGACACCTCTGTCTCTTCAGGACCTTGCCATAAACGATGCGGTGACGCTGGATAAAAAGACGGTTGCCGGCATCTTTAACGTCCCGCCCTTTGTGGTGGGCGCCGGGGATTACAACAAGGATGAGTACAACAACTTTATAAACACCATCATCTTATCCATTGCAAAGGAAATTGAGCAGGAGCTGACCCGCAAGCTATTAATCTCCCCGGATCTATATTTCAGATTTAACCCAAGAGCCCTTTACGCATACGACATCAAGGATTTATCCGGCGTGGCCCAGGAGCTTTTTGTGCGGGGAATCATGACAGGAAATGAAGCAAGAGGCTGGCTTGGAATGCCGCCCATGGCGGGGCTTGATGAGCTGGTGATTTTGGAAAACTTTATCCCCATCGGGATGATCTCTGAACAGAAGAAATTGAATCAGAACGGAGGAACGTAATGGAAAGAAGCAAGTTTCAAATACGAAACCTGAACATGGAAATTGAAAAAAGGGAAGATACCGGCGAAGGGGATTTATACCTTGAAGGGTATTTTGCGGTCTTTAATTCTATCTACGAATTATGGCCCGGTGCCACTGAAAGCATCGCGCCAGGCGCCTTTTCGGATTCCCTTGCCGGGGATGTGCGGGCGCTGTATAACCATGACCAAAACATCGTTCTCGGCCGGACGTCTGCAGCGACGGTGGAACTACGGGAAGACAGCTACGGCCTATATGGAAAAATCAAAATCAATCGGGCAGACAGTGACGCCATGAACGCTTATTCGCGCATCCAGCGCGGTGATGTCACTCAGTGCTCCTTTGGATTTGACATAGAAAGCGAGGAGTTTCGTGACAACGGCGACGGTACCTGTCACTGGACCATCCGAAAAGTAAACCCCTTATGGGAAATTTCACCCTGCGTATTCCCGGCCTATCAGGAGACCACCGTTTCTGCAAGAAGGCGGGACTACGAAGAAATCAAAAGAAGAGAACTTGAAAAATGGCGTGAAGATACGCGCAAGAAACTAGGAGGGAAATAATGGCTCTAAAAGTTTTAATGCTGAGAAAAAAGCTTGGCGAAAAAAATAAGGAACTTTCGGACCTGCGAAAGACATCGGAAGGGTTTTTGGCCCGGGAAGCGGAACTTGAAAAGTCCATTGAAGAAGCAGAAACCGAAGAAGAAAAGAAAGCGGTGGAAGATGCTGTCACAAGTTTTGAACAGGAAAAGGAAGCCAGCGAAGAGGCGGCAACCGCCCTTGAAAATGAGATCAAGGGAATCGAAACGGAAATCGAAGATCTGGAGCGAAGTGCCACAAGGCCTGAACGCATCGCAGATCGTATCGCCACAAAGAGAGGAGAACATAAAAGCATGAACACAAGAAAGTTTTTCGGGATGGCACCTGAGGAGCGGGATGCCTTTATTGAAAGAGCTGACGTCAAGGAATTTTTGGCAAGAGCAAGAGAGCTCGGCGGATCCCAAAGTAGAGGCGTTACCGGAGCGGAGCTGGGGATTCCGGAAGTCATACTGGAGCTTCTGAGGGACAACATGTACCGCTACAGTAAGCTCATTACTAAAATAAGGCTAAAACCGGTAACGGGAAAAGCAAGACAAAATATCTCCGGCACTGTGCCTGAGGGCGTTTGGATGGAAGCCATTGCAAGCCTCAATGAGCTTGAGATTGTCTTTCACCAGATTGAGGTGGACGGTTATAAAGTCGGCGGGTTTATTCCCATCCCCAATTCCACTCTGGCGGACAGCGATCTGAATCTTTCCTCTGAAATCATGGACGCCCTGGGACAAGCTATTGGTCTTGCCATCGACAAGGCAATCCTTTATGGAACCGGCACCAAGATGCCTCTTGGCATCGCCACAAGGCTCGCCCAAACGAGTAAGCCAGAGACCTGGGGTCTTAATGCACCGGAGTGGACGGACCTTCATACCTCTAACATTTTAAAGATTGATCCAAGCGGTATGACGCCGGAAGCCTTCTTTGCTGCTCTGGTATTAAACCTTGGTGTAGCAGCGCCGAACTATGCCTCCGGCGGAACCTTTTGGGCTATGAACCGGAAGACAAAAATGACCATCCTTTCTAAGTCCATCACCTTTAATGCCTCCGGTGCTATTGTGGCCGGGCAAATGGGAACGATGCCGATTGAAGGGGGCGAGATTGTGGAGCTTGACTTCATCCCGGACAACGATATCATCGGCGGATTTGGATCCTTGTATCTTCTTGTAGAGAGGGAAGGATCCCAGCTTGCCATGTCCGAGCATGTGAGGTTCCTGCAGGACCAGACGGTATATAAAGGCACTGCAAGATATGACGGGGCACCGGTCATCGGAGCAGGATTTGTCATTGTGAATATCAATAACGCTTCTGCGGTAACGGTGAAGTCCTTTGAAACCGACTACGCAAATACTGAGCTTGGCGTCCTTGGCGTAACAGCGGCAGCGGGAACTTTGTCTGGTGATACTGTTCTTACGGTAACCGGAACGGAAAGCTCCGGTACGACCCTGAAGTACAAGATTGGTGATTACACCATTACAACGGGCATGAGCGTTGTTGGATACACTGCGTTGGAATCTGGAACCACTCAGATCACAGCGGAAGCCGGCAAGATGATTACCGTAGTTGAGCTTGATGCTGCAAGCAAGGTCATCAAATCCGGGAAAGTTATTTCCATACCCAAAGCCTGATAAGGAGGTAGGCTATGCAGGATGAATTGATTCTGAACATGCTGAAGCAGGACCTGGAAATCCTGCATAGTGATAACGAAGAGTACCTACTTTTTCTGATTGCTCAAGCCAAAGAGTTGATTGCCCGGATGGGCATCACTCTTGGCGAGGGCTATGAAGACATTGGGCTTGTTGTTTCATACGCCGCATGCAAATACAGACAAAGGGCAAACCCGAATAGCGCACTGACCAAGATGTTACAACGCGAGCTGAATAACAAATTGGTCTCTCAAATCATGGAGGTGACCGAGGATGTTTGATAGTGGAAAGGGCATTATTTATTCACTGACTAACATATCGGAAGCTGGGGATAAGCCAAAATATATGCTTGTCCTCAGCTCTTCCCATTGGTTTGAAGAGCGTATTGTCGGATTTAGCCGGTACAACTCGCACCTTGCAAACAGGGTCAGAATAGAGCGGCTCATTCGGATTTGGTATTCTGCGGACGTTACGGCAGATCAAGTATGCGTGATTGATAATCAGCAGTACCGGGTGGAACAGGTGCAACTGAAATTAGACGACAACGGACTTAGGGTCATGGAGTTGTCCCTGGAAAGGCTGGGTGATGCGTATGACATTAGCTGATGTTAAGGCGGCGCTTCTGACGGTATCACTGAAGGTTTATCACTTTGACGCCTCAGGAGCGACAGGAAATTACATTGTATGGGCGGAAGATGGCGAGGCGGAGGCGATCTGGGCTGATGGGAGACTCCAGTCCCAGGTCATAACAGGAACCATAGACTATTTTACAAAAATAGAAGGTGACCCGGTAATTGACCAGCTTCAGACTGCGCTACTTAATGCGGGAATCTCCTTTCGCCTGAACTCGGTGCAGCATGAAAGAGAGACAGAATATATCCATTATGAATGGGCATTTGAGGTGGTTTGATGGCGGGAGTAAGGGTTTTTGCAGGAGAGGAGTTTGCGCTCAAGCTTTCCAAAGCGGCGTCCCGTGCAGATGAAATTTCAAAAAAGGCCATCTACGCCGGCTCCAGAATCATTGCGGATCAAATCAAGTCCAATTTAGAAGGGGTCGTATCCGAAGAGGCAACCGGGGAACTGGCTGCTTCTTTTGGGATTACGCCCATCTTAGAAGATAAAAACGGCAACTTAAATGCCCACCTGGGGTTTGATGGATATGACAAAAAGGGAGTGCCCAATCAGCTTAAAGCAAGAGCGCTGGAAAGCGGGACCTCGCGTCAAAGCAAGAAGCCCTTTATCCGCCCGGCGCTGAATGCTGCCCGGAGCAAGGCAAAAAACGAAATGGCAAAGGTCATGGAAGAAGAACTGAAGAAACTACTTTAAGGAGGTAAGTTATGGCAACAATAGGACTAGATAAGCTCTATTACGCAACTATCACAGATGCAGCTGAAACCGGATACGAAACGTACGGGACCCCTGCACTTTTAGCAAAGGCAATCTCAGCCAAGCTGTCTGTTGAAATTGCGGAAGGGATGCTTTATGCAGATGACGGAGTCGCCCATGCGCTCAAGGAGTTTAAAAGCGGCACCATCACATTAGGCGTTGAAGATATCGGGCAGGAGATGGCAGCAGCCCTGACTGGGGCAGTGATTGATGATAACGGCGTTTTGGTGTCCGCATCAGGAGATAGTGCGCCGGCAGTTGCAATCGGATTTCGCGCAAAGAAGGCAAACGGCAAATACCGTTACGTGTGGCTTTATCGGGCGGTGTTTGGAATTCCTGATGAAGATTACGAAACCAAAGGTGACAGCATTGCGTTCAAGACGGGGGAAATCGTGGGAACGGTGGTGCGCCGGCACGAACCGGATGATGAAGGCCGCTATCCATGGAGGTCCCTTGTGGATGAGGATGGAACGGGCGTCCTTGCTGCCACAATCACCAGCTGGTTTACAGCGGTCTATGAACCTGTATATCCGGTATAAGCTAAAGGAGTAGAAGATGGAGCAGGAACGCAGCGCGAAAATAACGATGGATGGCCAGGAATATGAAATGATCCTGACAACAAGAGCCACCAAGGAAATTGCCAAGAGATACGGCGGCCTTGAAAAGCTTGGAGATGAGCTTTTGGGCGCAGAAAATTTTGAGGTGGCGCTTGATTCTGTGATATGGCTTGTGACAATCCTTGCGAATCAGGCGATTTTAATTCATAACCTGAAAAATAGCGGGGATCAAAAGGAGCTTCTTACAGAAGAATATGTGGAGCTTATGACCTCGCCCCTTGAGCTGTCGGAGTATAAGGAGGCAATCATGGAGGCCATGAAAAAAGGCACGGCACGAAACATAAAAAGCGAAGAGGAACCATCAAAAAACGTATCAGCCAGGTAAGTGACGCAGAGTTATTTACCCGGCTTTTATATTACGGAACGGTACACCTTCGAAGGACAGAGGAAGAGACCTGGCTCATGCCAATGGGGCTTCTACTCGATCTTTGGGAATGCCACAAGCAGTACCATGGAATGTCAAATCCAAAGAGTACCGTTTTTATTGATGATGTGATGCCGCTGGGACTGGATTAAGAAAGGAGGGGCGCAGATGGCTACCGATGTAGGACTCAAAGTAGGAATAGAAGGCGAAAAGCAATTTAAAAGTGCCCTTTCAGATATGAACAGGTCCTTTAAGGTCTTGGGCTCTGAGATGAAACTGGTCACCTCAGAATTTGATAAAAACGACAAGTCCGTGACGGCGTTGTCTGCCAAAAATGAGGTTTTAAATAAATCTATCGAGGCCCAGAAAAGCAAAATCCTGACCTTGGAAAGTGCCCTCAAAAACGCCTCGGATTCCTTTGGTGAAAACGACAAACGGACCCAGAACTGGGCGGTGCAGCTAAATAACGCGAAAGCCGAGCTAAACAACATGGAGAGAGAGCTTGCAAGCTCGGGTACCGCTGCAGATAAAATGGGGGATGAACTTAGTGACTCCGGAGATGCTGCAGAGGAATCCAAAGGGAAATTCGAAGGGCTTAGCGGCGTATTAAAAGGGATGGGAGCAGCTATGGGCGCCGTTGTCATTGCGGCCGCTGCGACCTCCGTCGCCCTTGTGAAGTCGGTCCTTTCTGCCTATTCGGATTACGAGCAGCTTGTGGGAGGCGTTGACACCCTCTTTCAGGAATCTTCAGGAAAGCTCCAAGAGTATGCCGCGAATGCATATAAGACGGCGGGGCTGTCTGCCAATGATTACATGGAAACCGTCACCTCATTTTCGGCAAGTTTAATCCAGTCCCTTGGTGGAGACACCAAGAAGGCGGCCGAGTATGCGGACATGGCCATTACAGACATGTCGGATAACGCCAATAAAATGGGATCGGATATGGGCTCCATCCAGGATGCATACCAGGGCTTTGCCAAACAGAACTACACCATGCTGGACAACCTAAAGCTCGGTTACGGCGGCACGAAAACAGAAATGGAGCGGCTACTTGCGGACGCCAGTGCCATCTCTGGAATCACCTATGATGTGTCCTCCTATGCGGATGTGGTGTCTGCGATCCATGTGATTCAAGACAGCATGGGGATTGCGGGAACGACGGCAAAGGAAGCGGAAGAAACCATTGCAGGCTCCCTAAGCTCCTTTCAGTCGGCCTGGGGGAACCTGGTGGCAGGTCTTGGAAATTCTGATGCGGATATTGGCATGCTTACAGGAAATCTAGTGGGCGCCTTTCAAAATGTTGTAAAAAACATTACGCCTATTATTCAAAACTTGGTAGAGGCCCTGCCAACTGCAATTGATGCCATGGTGGTGGCGGCAGGGACTTTGCTTCCTACGCTTCTTACCGCAATTTCAAGCCTGTTTACCCAGGTGGTTGCCTCCATATCGGGGATGCTTCCTGGCCTGATCCCGACCGTTGTGGAAGCGGTATTGACCATAGTAAGTGCCTTGGTTGAAAATCTTCCTCTTCTCATGGACGGTGCGGTGCAGCTTGTCGTGGCACTTGCTCTTGGCATCGGTGCAGCATTACCAAAGCTCATTCCAGAGGCGGTGAAGGCGGTCATGGCGATTGTGAACGGCCTTATTGATAATATAGACCTTTTGATCCCTGCAGCGTTAACTCTCATCGTTGGCCTTGCAGCGGGGCTCATTCGGGCGATCCCCCAGCTGATTGCAGCAGGGCCTAAAATCATCAGCGGGATTGTAAAGGGCTTGAAAGACAGCATTGGCCCCATTAAGGACGTTGGCAAAAATATCATAGAGGGGCTTTGGTCCGGAATCAGCTCTATGGTCACTTGGATCAAGGACAAAGTTAGCGGGTTTTTATCCGGTATCGTCTCCGATGTCAAAGGGCTTCTTGGGATCCATTCCCCCTCGACGGTGTTTGCTGGAATCGGTAAGAACATGGGCGCAGGAATTGGCGTTGGTTTTACCGAGGCAATGGACGCTGCAGAAAAGGATATGCAAAAGGCAATCCCAACTAGCTTTGATGATTTAAATGTCAGCGCAAAAATGGCGGTGGATGCAAAATCCGTAACCGGCGGACTCTTAAGCTCTGGTGCAAACGTATCTTCTGCCATTCTTGAGGCACTTCAAACAATCGCAAAAAACGGAGAGCACATCATCGTGCTAAGCGATGGGACCTTGGTTGGAAAGCTGGCGCCGAAGCTGAACCGGGAACTTGCGTTGCTGGCTCGGAGGGGATAAATGATTACTTTTAATGATATAAATGCCAAGGTGTGGGGCCTCATTTTGGAGTCCACGGAAATAGAAAAACCAGAGCCCAAGACAAACTATATCAATATTCCCTATGGTGATGGGAGCGCGGACTTATCCGAAGCCCTGGGGGAGATCAAATACGCTGATCGGAAAATGGAGCTGAAATTTAAAACGCTGAATAAAGATACTCTCGAAACCGTCATGACCTCTTTTGCAGGAGCCGTCCACGGAAAGGTGGCCACGGTTGCCTTTGCAAAGGATCCCGGCTACTACTACCGTGGCAGGGCCGCAGTATCTTACAGCAAAGGAGAGGTCTTTGGAAATGTCCAGGTTTCTTTGTTATGTGAGCCATATAAATACAAGACCCAGCTGACAGAGCAGTCCGAATCCATTACCACTTCCGCTGCGGTGACTCTTGTTAATGATCGCAAAACGGCCTACCCAAGGATTACGACAACCGCTGCCATGACCATTGAAAAAGATGGCGTGATTTACTCCTATGATGCAGTCTCCGATCAGCAAACGGCGATTCCCCTTTATGAGGGGGAAAACGAGCTGACGATCACGGGGACTGGCGATATCACCTTTACCTGGCAGGAAGGGGCGCTTTGATGTACACCATATTTTGCGATGATTATCTTCTTCATAGCGACGTGGCCGATTACCAGCTTTTGGATGTGCTTTTAACTATGGAAGTAAACACAGCAGGCAGCCTGCGCTTTTTGATTCTTCCAACCCATCCGAATGCAAGCGTCCTGGCCAAACTAAAACCGGAGATTGTGGTAAAGAAAAGCGGAAGCACCATTTGGAAAGGGCGGATTGTTGATGATGTTTTGAATCTTGATCAGACCAGGTCCATCTACTGCGAGGGAAAGCTCAAGGTACTGGAAGATACCTATATCAGGCCTGCAATCTATGACGGTGCGGCGGGCGCTGTGCTTGCATCCTACTTGGCCAGGCACAATGCCCAGTGTACGGACGTTCAAAAAATACAGGCGGGGACAATAAACGTCACAGGAGATATTTACCGGGCCCTTGAAAACTACGAAACATCATTAAGCCGGATTTTGGATCTGGTGGGAAGCAAGGGAGGGTACCTATCCTTTCGCTACGAAGAAGATGGCGACTATCTGGACTGGGTCAGCGATTTTACCGCACAGGCGAGCCAGGAGATTGCCCTGGGGGAAAATATCTTGGATCTCTCCCGGGAACTATCCGCAGAAGAGCTCTATACCGCCTGCATTCCTCTTGGGGCCAAGCTGGAAGATGAAAACGGAGCGGAAACAAGTGAGCGGCTTACCGTAGAAAGCATCAAAGGGGTGGACTACATTATCGATGAGGACGCGGCAGAAGTCTACGGGCTTATTTATGCACCGGTAGCTGAAACCACCTGGGACGAAGTTACCCAGGCTCCCACGCTTCTTGCCCAGGCCCAGGAGTACCTGGATTCCCATAAGGGTCTTGTGCTTACTCTGGCAATCACCGCCCTTGATCTGGCCTACACCGGCGCCAGTATCGATTCTTTTGGTTTTTGTGAATACATCAAAGTCACATCGGAAGTGCATAACCTCCTTGATGAATATCTGCTAACAAAGCTGGAACTTGCAATTACAAATCCGGCCAATACGGTGATTACCCTGGGACAGTCTGTAAGAACCTTGACGGATGTGAACAAGAAAAACCAGGAGAAAGTCACGCTGACCATCAACGACCTTGCCACCGCACTTACAACCCAAGGGATCAGCCTAGGAGAAGAGATTGCAGGTAGGGAACGATATATCCGATTTGCCGGGGGCATCATAGAGATGGGCGAGAGCGGAAGCGACATTAAGACCCAGCAGTCCAATTCGGAATACGCCTTTTTGGAATCGGTAGACGGGGTTGTTTCAAAGCCCCTGTATTTATCGAACCCAACTGGAAACCCGGGGGATGCGGTCGTTTATGCGGAAAACCTCCGGTGCCTTATTAACCTGTTTTTTAACGATTTTGCCTATGCGCCAAGGGACAACGGTAATGTTAGCCTTGTCTGGAAAGGATAAGCCATGTCTTACACATATTACAAAATAGCGGCTTTTTCCGGCGGCTGGCATGAGGGTGAAATCGGAATTGAGGTGGACAGCCAATCCGTTTCCGGAAATTATTCTATCATCAATCTGGTTTTAAGGGCCCGGGAAACAACAAACGCATCGTCATATAACTTGGGCGGTGCAAATTTGTATTTGTCCGTGGATGGCTCTGTGAAGGTCACAGATGACACCATCGACTTTCGAAGCTTTGTGACCGGAACCTGGTACACCATCCTAAGTAAGACCGGTATCAAAGTATACCATGATACAGATGGATCAAAGGAAATCGATGTCAAAGGCTACTGCGCAACAGGAGTCGGAGCAGGAACCTATAACCAGACTGCCTATAACGTGGCACTGCCGACGATCCCAAGAAAGTCCTCCATCGCCTCCTTGACTGGTTCAGTGACTGTAGATGGGACAAACGCTATGGCAGTAAGTATTAGCAGGGCATCATCGACTTTTTACCACACAGTGAAATTCAGTATTGGCGCATATTCTCAGAGCTATTACTCTGTCGGAACAAGCCAGAGCTACACTATCCCCATGAGCTGGCTGAATGCCATTCCAAACGCCACCTCCGGCATTGCAAATTGCCGGGTCACAACCTATGACGGAGATGGGAATAACCTGGGGTATGTGGACGGCTCTTTTACGATTGTCGTTCCTGAAAGCGTAGTACCGGTAGTAACGGGCATTTCCTTTAACAGGTATCTGGCGGGAGACCCGTTTAATGTTTACGCCAAGGGCATCTCAAAGGTGCAGGCAACAGGATCCACCATCACAAACCAGTACAGCGCCACGACGGCAACCTACTACTGGTACATCACCCCAAGCCTTACGGCGCTTCCGGCTCTGTACCAGAATGCGACCTTCATCTCTGCCGTACTTGGATATTTTGGGATCATGTATGTGGCCCTGAAGGTCAAAGACAGCAGGGGAAGAGTCTCTGCGCTATATAGCCAGGAGATTACGGTTTATCCTTACGCGTCGCCATCTGTTACTGTAACCGGGGAACGGTGCGATGCTTTGGGAAACACTGATCCAAATGGGGATTACATCAAAATCCGGTTTCAGGGCAGCATCTCTCCTGTGAATAATGACAACAACAAGATCTATACCTTGCAGTTTAAGAAAACCACAGAGGAAACCTGGACGCCTGTTGATGTCTCGGGGCTAACGGACTACTCGGTGGATCAGTCATATATCCGGGAAGCGTCGGCCTCATATACCTACGAGGTGCAAGGGAGCGTTCAGGACAAAGTATCTACGGCGCTGAAGACCGTTGAGATTTCTACGGCCAGCGTTGTGATGGATTTTCTTGCTGGCGGGCTTGGGATGGCGATTGGCAAAGTGGCAGAAAACGAAGGTCTGGAAATAGACTGGGACGCACAGTTTAATGGCGATGTACACCTTGCCGGCACAGGCAGCCTATATTTTGACACCAGCAGTAACAACCTTTACATGACGGATCGGAATGCGGTCAGCATCGGCGTACTCAGCATGTCCGGGAGCTCTAATTCCCTGCTGATTAATTACGGCTGCGAGGATAATTGCAACCTATACGCCAAGGACACTGGCGGCATTAAATTCTACATCCAAGACAGCGCAGATGGGCTGCGGTACCAGAAAGTGGTGGTGGGGGAAACCTCACTCTATCCCGCAAACGATAATAGCTACGACCTTGGGGATGAAGGACAGCGTTTTCGGGACATCAATATGTATGGGAAACTTTACATGGGAAGCCGAAGTGCTACACCTGACTACATTTCCTTCGACGATGGTGCCAATCAGTATACCTTCTCGGCAGATGGGAATCTGACTGTTTTAGATGTACATTCAAACTGGTGGGGGCTGGCGCACCCCAGCGGATCAGTGAACCTTTATGATTCCGGCACTTATAACTACTTTAGGCCTAGCATTGATAACAACTACAGATTTGGCTCCCCGAGCTACCGGTGGGGCCTCATTTATTGCAGTACGGCCACCATCAATACTTCCGATGCCAGGGAGAAAACGGATGTGAGGATTATTGAGAAGGCTTCGGAGCTTATTCGTGCGCTGGACCCGGTGCAGTTCAAGCTGATTGACGGGGAAAGCGGCCGGAATCATTACGGGTTTACGGCGCAGCAATTAAAAGCGGCTATGACAAAAGTAGGTATCCCAGATTGCGCAGCCTATATTCGCTCGCCACTCTTAGATGAGGCGGCTTACTCGGAGGACTTGCCTGATGATGCAGTCAGGTACGGTATCCGCAATGAGGAGCTCATCGCGCCGATTGTTGCGGCAGTGCAGGAGCTATTTACAAGGTTAGAGGAGGTGGAAAATGAAATCCAAATTACTGAATTCCCTTAGGGATGTGCATTTAAATTTAATGCGCATAAAAGTTACAGGTGACGACAGCATCGCGATGGCACAGTCGTTACTTTTACTTAGAGAAACCATAGACGTGGTAAACAAGATGGCAGATGAAGAATCTGAAGAAGTGAAGGGAGAACAAAAATGAATAAACTGATTTCAAAGAAATGGTGGCTTGCAGCAGGAACAAGGGCCATAAAAACGGCGGCTCAAGCGGCTCTCGGGCTATTTGGTACCAAGGTCCTCCTTGGAGATGTAGATTGGCGCATTGCAGGCTCGGTCATTGTCATGGCGGCACTGGCGTCTCTTCTGACATCCCTTGCCGGACTTCCGGAAGTGGTTGAGGAAGAGGAAGATGCAGAGGCGGAGGGATAAGACATGATTAAGACAAAGTATATATCCAAGGTCGGTAGAGACTATAGGATTTCGGAGCATTTTACCCTAGGTGAATTCGCCTGCTCCGGGAGCGATATGGTCAAGTACTCCACAACGCTTCTTGCAAGGCTCGAAAAACTGCGGGCCTTTTTTGGTGGGGGAGGCATCACTGTTAATTCCGGATATAGGACACCAGCACACAACGCTAAGGTAGGCGGAGGATCAAACAGTGCTCATCTCTACGGCCAGGCCGCAGACGTTGTTGTAAAAGACAAAACAGGAAAGATTGTCCCGTCTAAGAAGGTTTGCCTCTACCTGGAAGGGATTGGCTGGAAGTGGAGCATTGGAATGATGCATAACGCCACCCATATCGATACCAGGTATGAAAACCGTATGGATGAGACAGTAAGCGGTTACTATTTTCTGAACCGGCATAACTTGACCTTTGCGGAATATCTGAAAATCCCGCACATGGTTGTAAGGGTCTCTGCGCTCAATGTGAGAAAAGGAATCTGGGGGCCGGTGCTTCGGAAAATCCCAAGAGGTACCAAGGTGCCGGTATTTAAAACGGAACTCGATAGCAAGGGACGGCCCTGGGTGAAGATTAATTACGCTAAAAAGGAGAACGTGGCCAAGTGGCTGCTAAGATGAAGAAGGGAGTGACAAGATGATTGCAGAGCATGAATCCCCCTGTGAGGCATTAAAGGAGCTTCAGCAGGAGGTAAAAAAGCATGGAGAGGAACTTGCCAAGGCTTCCACAAACTTCGCTGTCATAAACACCAAGCTGAACTTGATCATTGGGATTATGGTTTTTATAGGGACGGCGGTTGGCGGGGTTGTTGTTTCCATATTGTTTTCATAGGATTGGGCCTCCGAAAGGGGGCTCTTTTTGGTACTCTAAAAAGCGTAGATGTAAGATGCCGATTGGCGTTTCATATTTGCGCTTATTCTTTTATTGCAATAAGAGAAAGGGCAGTTACTGTGCGAAATATGGTAATATAACCTGCAAGGAAGGCGACTTCAAGAAAAATGCCTTGCAGAAAGTTGAATAAATCTTTAAAATATAAGAGGAATAAATTTTGAGCTGGGGGGCTTGGATGAATACTAGTGTAAAATTAATTTTGGTTTTATTTTTTTTGAGCTCTCTTCGCGTGGGCTTTTTTGATGATGTCAATAAGACTGATTCAGGGTTGATTTCTATTTCAACATTAAAGAATTGAAATAAAACTGTCGCATATAAGGAGCCAGCATTATGCAAATGCCAGAAATGTTCGACAATGTGAGCAAAACTGTCAAAGACGATTTGACAGTCACTATTAAGAAGGGCGACAAGCTGTCCGTGGCGGCGGCGTGTTTCTCAATCTATGCCTATCAAGCCCTCAAGAAGCAGCTTGATGGCATTGATGAGTTGCGCTTTATTTTTACCTCACCGACATTTTTGCAAGAGAAAGCACCTAAAGAAAAGCGGGAGTTCTACATACCTCGCCTTGACCGCGAGAGATCCCTCTACGGAACCGAGTTCGAGGTCAAACTTCGCAATGAACTGACCCAAAAGGCTATCGCCCGTGAATGTGCCGATTGGATTCGCAAGAAAGTCAAGTTCCGCTCTAATTTGACCGGAGGCAATATCAGTGGTTTTATGAACGTTACTGGCGAAGAGGAAACGACATATATGCCGCTCCACGGATTTACTACAGCCGATATTGGGTGTGAACGTGGGAATAACATTATCAATCCCGTCAATAAAATGTTTATGCCTCTTTCGAGCGAGTACGTTCGTATGTTTAATCAGATATGGAATGACAAAAGCCTGATGCAGGACGTGACCGAGCAGGTCATTGATGGCATTACCGCCGCTTACAACGAAAATGCGCCGGAATTTATCTACTTTGTGGCGATATATAACATCTTTAACGAATTCTTGGAGGACATTTCTGAGGATGTGCTTCCAAACGAGGCGACCGGATTTAAAGAGAGCAAAATCTGGAATAAACTCTATACATTTCAAAAGGATGCGGTTTTGGCGATTATAAACAAACTTGAATCTTACAATGGGTGTATCCTTGCGGATAGCGTCGGACTTGGCAAAACATTCACTGCTCTTGCGGTCATAAAGTACTATGAGAACCGTAACCGATCTGTGCTTGTGCTTTGCCCCAAAAAGCTATCAGACAATTGGAACACTTTTAAGGATAACTATATAAATAATCCGATAGCCGCCGACCGTTTAAGGTATGACGTGTTGTACCATACGGACCTTTCAAGAGAACGAGGCAAATCAAACGGACTTGATTTAAATAGGCTCAATTGGGGGAATTATGACCTAATCGTCATTGATGAATCCCATAACTTCAGAAACGGCGGGCAGGTATATGGGGAAGACCGCAGGGAGAACCGTTATCTTCGCTTATTGAACCGGGTCATTCGTGCCGGGGTAAAAACTAAAGTTTTAATGCTATCAGCAACGCCGGTGAATAATCGTTTCATTGACTTGCGTAACCAACTTGAACTTGCATACGAAGGAAACCCAGATTTGATAGATGATAAGCTGGGAACTAAGCGATCAATAGATGAGATATTCCGTAATGCTCAAATTGCTTTCAATCGATGGAATATCAAAGAAGAGAGCGAACGAACTACTGAAAATCTTTTAAAGGCATTGGATTTTGACTTTTTTGAAGTGCTGGATAGTGTAACTATTGCCCGATCCCGTAAACATATCGAAAAATACTATAACATGGAGGAAATCGGAAAGTTCCCAGAGCGATTGAAACCGATGTCATTGCGCCCCCGTCTTAGCGACTTGGAGAGCGCGATTAACTACAGCGAAATTTATGCCCAATTGATGAGGCTGAACCTCTCAGTATATATCCCAACCGACTTCATCTTCCCAAGCCAACTCGGAAAGTATGTTGATACATCAATAAACATTAACCGCGCCGGGCGTGAAATGGGTATACGGCGTTTGATGAGCATTAACCTCTTGAAACGACTTGAAAGTTCGGTGGAATCATTCCGCTTAACCATCGGGCGTGTCAAGCAGCTGATTGATGATACTATTGCTGAGATAGATGCATTCATCGCTGGCGAAGGTTCGGTTATAAAGGGCCGCGAACTTGTAGGCGATGATGTGGACTTTGATGACGACGACCGCAACACGGACTACTTCGCTGCCGAACACAGCATCAAAATTGACCTCGCTGATATGGACTTCAAGACTTGGCGGGACAGGCTCTCTGAAGATGCTGACACACTGGGACTCCTGAAAATGCTGATAGACGATATCACGCCAAAACACGACACCAAACTCCAAACTCTGTTTGGGCTAATCGAGAGCAAGTTGACCAGCCCTATTAATGACGGCAACCGCAAAATTCTTATTTTCTCAGCGTTCTCAGATACGGCGGAGTACCTTTACGAGAACGTGAGCACATTCGTAAAGTCGAGATTCGGACTTGACACGGCGATGATTACTGGAAGCGTGGACGGCAAGACAACCATTAAAGGGCAACGGGCGTCAATGAACGATGCCCTGACATTGTTCTCTCCGATTTCAAAAGATAAGGACCTGCTGATGCCGAACAACCAGGACGATATCTCTGTGCTGATTGCTACGGACTGTATTTCAGAAGGTCAGAACCTCCAGGACTGCGATTATTGTGTGAACTATGATATTCATTGGAATCCCGTGCGGATTATCCAGCGATTTGGGCGAATCGACCGTATTGGCAGCCGCAATGCGGTCATTCAGCTTGTAAATTTCTGGCCGGACGTGGATTTGGATGAGTACCTTTCCCTTAAAGGTCGTGTAGAAACAAGAATGCGCATTTCTGTGATGACCGCCACGGGTGACGACGATCTTATTAACGCAGAGGAACAAGGCGATCTTGAATACCGTAAAGCGCAACTGAAACGGCTTCAGGAGGAGGTTGTGGATATTGAGGATATGCAGTCAGGCATCTCTATTATGGATTTGGGACTGAACGAGTTCCGCCTCGACTTGCTTGAATACGTAAAGCGAAACGGAGATATGGACACGGTTCCATTTGGACTTCACGCTGTGGTGCCATCTTCAGAGGATTGCCCGCCGGGTGTGGTGTTTGTTCTAAAGAACCTTAACAACAGCGTGAACATCGATATGCAGAACCGACTTCATCCATTTTATATGGTATATGTGGGTACGGACGGCGAAGTCGTCTGCGATCACCTTTCACCCAAGGAACTGCTCGATAAGACCCGCCAACTTTGTAAAGGTAAGGACTCGCCTGTGATGGATGTTTGCCGTGAGTTCAATGCCGAGACGAAGGATGGGAGGGATATGCGGAGTGTGTCTTCACTGCTCACGGATGCGATAAACTCTATCATTGATGTGAAAGCGGAAAGCGACATCGACAGCCTGTTCAGTCTGGGCGGCACGTCTGCCCTAAATACCAAAATTAGCGGATTGGACGACTTTGAGATGATTTGCTTCCTTGTGGTGAGGTGACGATAATATGTTAGGATTACCCCGATCGACTGAGGTAAACCGTCGTGTGGCTAAAGAAAAGCTTTATGCTAATGCGACGCTGACAACCCAGTTGCGTGATTTGATAAAAGACCAGATAGAATCGGTCGTTTGGAGAAATAAACTGGCCGATAGCACGGTAGCTGTTGCTGCTGGAGAGACCGTGAAAGAAATTCAGGTATTCGAGGTAGCTATACGTCAGCGTGGGCTTGACAAGCGTGTTCTGCCTGCAATCGCCAAAGCAATACCTTATAAAATTCTATTTGTTTTGACTTTCGGTGATGAGGCACAGTCCTGGATGGAAGCGTCCGGCACGTTCTACAATACGGACTGGTTCTTACTTGACGGGTTCACGTTAAAGTTTGAGGGGCTGAATCTTGACACTGTGTATGAAAACTTAGCACGACAGATTTCAGGAGGGCGGCTCGGCGTTGAAGGAGATATCGCTGATGCAGTAGATCGAGATAAACAGCGGCAAAAACTCGAACGCGATATTGCTACATTAGAAAAGAAAATCCTGCGCGAGAAGCAGTTTAATAGGCAGGTTGAATTTAACGGCGAATTGAAACGGCTGCGCGCAGAACTGGAGGGAATGGGATGA